GTGAACGACCTGGACGAACTATCAGATGAGCAACTCGACCAACGCATCAACGCACTTGCCAGAGCCCTTAAACTTGAGATTGGAGTTTGCCAAAGCGCTGGTGGCGAAGGACAGGCGCAAGCGAGAAAATCGCTTAATTGAGTACTGGCCCTATCAGAAGCAGTGCGATTTCCATGAAGCTGGCGCGAAGAACCGCGAACGCCTCCTGATGGCCGGTAACCAGTTGGGGAAGACGTATTGCGGCGCCGCCGAGGTCGCCATGCACCTCACCGGGCTGTACCCGGATTGGTGGAGTGGCAGGCGCTGGGATCGGCCTACACGCTGGTGGGCAGGATCGAAGACGGGCGAGGTCACCCGCGACGGCGTCCAGCGCTATCTGGTGGGCGAGCCAAAGGACGAGACGCAGTGGGGGACGGGCATGATCCCCAAGGCTCAGCTCGTGGATTGGGGCAGGCGTCAGGGTATTGCTGATGCGCTCGACAACGTCACGGTCAAGCATGCCTCGGGCGGCACCTCGACGCTGGGCTTCAAGAGCTACGATCAGGGTCGCCAGAAATGGCAGGGCGAGACGCTGGACGGCTGCTGGCTCGATGAAGAGCCGCCAATGGATATCTACATGGAAGCGCTCACCCGCACCAATGCGACGGCAGGCATGACCATGATCACGTTCACGCCGCTGCTGGGCATGTCCACGGTGGTTTCAATGTTTCTCGGAGATGCTGTTTGAGCCGCTCCGTGACTGTGATGACGATTGACGACGCCGAGCATTACACGCCCGAGCAACGCAAGGCGATCATCGACAGCTACCCGCCGCACGAGCGCGAGGCGCGCACCAAAGGCATCCCGTCGATGGGATCGGGCCGGGTGTTCGCGGTCACCGAGGAATCGATCACCTGTGCGCCCTTCGCCATCCCGGCGCACTGGGTTCAGATCAATGGCATAGACTTCGGCTGGGACCACCCTTTCGCGGCCATCAACTGCGCATGGGATCGGGAAGCTGACGTGTTCTACGTCTGCAAGGAATACGCACAGCGAGAGGCTACGCCGTTGATCCACGCGGCTGCGATCAAGCCGTGGGGCGGATGGATCCCTTGCGCCTGGCCGCACGACGGGTTGCAGCACGACAAGGGATCGGGCGAGGCGCTGATGAAGCAGTATCAGGCGCAGGGCCTGAACATGCTGGCTGACAAGGCGACGTTCGAAGACGGTGGCAACGGGGTCGAGGCTGGCGTCATGGAGATGCTCGACCGGATGCAGACCGGACGGTGGAAGGTTTTCTCGACATGCGGCGGATGGCTGGGCGAGTTCCGCCTGTACCACCGCATCGAGGGGCTCATCGAGAAGATCAAAGACGACCGTATCAGCGCGAGCAGGTACGCCTACATGATGCGACGTCTGGCCGTGGCAAAGCCCAAATCAGACAAGATCGCCATCCCGACGTTCGGAGCAGTCTAGAATGGCCCTGATACCGATGAAGGCCCGCGTGAAAGGCGCGGGCATGATGGCCCTCGCTCCCGATCCTCTGGACGAGGACTATGCCGAGGACATGGCTGAGGGCGGTGTCGAGGACGATGCGGACGACGACCAGGATAGCGCTGCGCTCGACGACGATACGATCCTGTCGATCATCGAAGCGGAGAAGCAGCAGAGCATCGGATTCGAAAACGGCACCGAACTGGAGCGCAAGCGCCGCACCGCACTGGAATACTCCAAAGGCGAGATGAACGACGTCCCGAGCCTGCCCAATCGCTCCAGGGCGACGGCAAGCGACATCGCGGACGCCATCGAGACGGTCATGCCGGATTTGATGGAGATATTCACGGGCGGCGAGGACGTGGCTACGTTCATGCCGGTCGGCGACGAAGACGAAGAGGCAGCGCAGCAGGAGACGGACTACGTCCTGCACGTCGCTTTCCAGAAGCTGCGGGGTTTCCTGCTGCTCTACACCGCTATCAAGGACGCGCTGCAGGTTGATACCGGCATCATCAAGACGTGGTGGCAGGACAAGGAAGAGGTCAAGGACGAGAAGTACGCAGCAATCACGTCGATCCAGATGCAGATGCTGGCCGACAACGGTGCCGAGATCATCTCTTCTGAGCCTGTGGAGCCGGGTATGCCAGCGCCTGGCATGGCTGCGGATCCGGCGATGGCGATGGCGCCGGAAGGCATGATGCCAGACAGCCAGCCTGTCCCGATGTTCAAGGTCGTCGCCCGCACGAAGCGGGACCGGGGCCACATCAAGTCGGTCGCGGTCGATCCGAACAATCTCACGATTGCGTCCGATGCCACCCTCGACCTTAATGAGAACGTGTACCTTGCGCTGCGCAGCTTCCCGCGTGCGCAGGCGCTGATCGATCAGGGCTTCGACCCAAAGAAGGTCGCTGAACTCAACGCACACACGCAGCGCAATACGCTCGACCAGACAGAGCTGGCGCGCGATGTGGCCGGCGAAAGCACCGCAGTGGGACAGGACAGCGGAAACGGCGGTCCCGACGGCATCGACGGCAAGAGCATGCTGCGCGTTGTGGAGATCCACGAGCATTACATCCGTGCCGACTTCGACGAGAGCGGCAAGTCGCAGCTCTGGTGCGTGGTCACGGACAACGCCTGCAGCGTCCTGCTACACAAGAAGAAGGTGGACCGGCACGGTATCGCCTTCGGCACGCCATTCATCCAGGCGCACCGCTTCTATGGGATGTCGCTCGCCGAGAAGCTGATCGAGATCCAGAAGATCAAGACCGCGCTGCTCAGGATGATGCTGGACTCGGGCTACTTCGCCATGAACCAGCGCACCGAAGTGGCGATGGATCAGGCGAACGAGCACACCATCGCCGACCTGATGCGTAACGAGCCGATGTCCCCGGTGCGCTCGCGCAATGGCCAGGCAGTCAGGCCTTTGCAGGCCGGGTCGCTGGGCTTCGATGTCGGCATGATGCTCGAATACACGTCCACGATGGCAGAGCAGCGGACGGGCGTGGTGCGAAACGCGCAGGGGCTCAACCCCGACAGCCTGCACGATACCGCCAAGGGCCAGCAGGCGCTCATGACGATGGCCCAGAAGCGGGTCAAGATGATCGCCCGCGTGCTGGCCGAGACGCTGGTCAAGGGCTGGTTCCTCGACATCCACGCTCTGAGCCGCAAGCACGCGACACGGGCTGAGAAGCTGCGGTTGCGTGGCCGGTGGGTGGACATCGATCCGTCTGAGTTCGGCGCTCGCGCTGACATGAATATCGAGGTCGGCGTCGGATCGGGCGGCAAAGAGGTAGAGCTGGCCGGCCTCACAAAGATTATCGAGTTTCAGAAGGAGATGATCGCATCGGGCATCCCGTCTTTTCAGGAGATGGTGTCGCCGAAGACCGTGTGGAACGCCACGACGCGGTTTGCGCGGAAGGTGGGGTTCAAGGCCCCCGAAATGTTCTTCGAAGACCCGGAAGAGCTTGCGAAGAAAAAGGAAATGGCGAAGGCGCAGCGCGCCGCGCAGGGCATCCCTGAGCCGGAAGAGCCGCCGTCGCCGGAAGCCATCGAAGCCAAGGCCAAGATGGACCTTGAGCAGATGAAGGCAAGTCTGGCCGCGCAGCAGGACGAAAAGCGGGCGGCGATGGAGATCCAGAAGTTCCAGGCCGAGGCTGGCATACGTGCGCAGTCAGAGCAGCGGGCGCACGAGCTAGCGTTGATGAAGCTTCAGCAGGACGCAGAAATCGCCAAGGCGAAGATCATGGCCGATGTGACAATCGCCCGTGAGCGTCTTGATAAGGAAGCAGCGCTGAACTCGCTCAAGGATCAGGTAGAAGCGCAGAAGATGGCGCTCGAGAACGAGTGGACGAAGATCGAGATGCGTAGCGCTGACCTGAAGCGCGCATCGGACGAGCGTCAGGCGGAAATTGCAGCGCGTGAGACGCAAATGCGCGAGCAGAACGACGCTGCCAAGATAGCAGCGGATGACCGCGCCGCAGAACTGGAAGCGCTAACGGCTGAGCGGACGTACCAGATCGAGCAGCAAAGGTTGGCGCTAGAGGCGCGGAAGCTTGAGCTACAGGAGCGTGAGCTTGGGGCGACGATGCTGGCAAATGCGCCAGCACCGCAGACGACACAACAACCGATGACCAACGCGGAAATGCAGCAAATCATGCAGGCGATGATGGAGATGCATGAATCGAACCGCATGGGTCAGGAAGAGCTTCGTAAGGGCCAGGCGGCGCTGATCAAGGCTGCAAAGGCGAAGAAGCGGGTCATGAGAGACGACGCAGGTAAAGTCCTTGGCGTCGAAACTGTTGAAGAGGACGATGAATAATGGCCGTCAAACTATCGGTTGCGGTTCGCAACGCGCGCCTCGATGCAATTGAGACAGCGATTGGCGCAAGTGCTGTGCTCAAGATCCGGTCAGGCGCGGTTCCGACCAACATCACGGATGCGGATGCTGGTACAGTCCTGTCAACGCTCAACCTCCCATCAGACTGGATGGCAGCAGCGGCCAGCGGCTCGAAGGCTCTGGCTGGTTCGTGGACCGATGCCAGCGCGGATGCGACGGGAACAGCGGCACACTTCCGCATCTACGCTACGGACGGCACGACGCAGCATATCCAAGGCACCGTGACTGCGACGGGCGGTGGTGGAGACATGACTGTGGACAGCGTGTCTTTCACATTGGGTCAGGCCTTCTCGGTGACGACGTTCACGCTGACGGATGGCAACGCTTAGTTATGGCCCACGTAACAGGTGACCGCGTCAAGGACACGACGACCACGACAGGTACGGGCAACATCACAGTTACGGGCTCTGCGCCAACTGGCTTTCGCACGTTGTCCGATGTTCTGACGGCGAATGGCGATACCTGCTGGGGTTGCATCGAGAGCGGCTCGCAATTTGAAGTGTGCCTTCTGACCAGGGTAAGCGCGAATGTTTATTCGCGCTCTGCGCCGCTGACGTCATCGAGCGCTGGCGCGGCGGTTAACTTCAATGCGGGAACGAAGAACGTGTTCCTGACTTTGCCTGCTCGCGAGGTCGTATCAAAGGGAACAGTCATGGCGCTAGCGTCGTCGTTACTGACACTCTAATTGCGGGATAAGTTATGCCAGCCAATACGTCACCCATCTTTGCGCTGACGCCAAATATCGGATTTGCGCCGAACATAACGGCTGCGAATACGGCAAGGGATGGCACAGGGACGGTCGATCTCGTTTATACAGCAGGCGCGAACGGATCTTACCTGCAGAAGATACGCTGCCGGGCACTTGGGGCGAATGTCCAAACTGTGTTGCGTGTTTTTCTTAACAATGGTTCCACGCCAACAGTCGCGACAAACAACGTGCTGTTCGAAGAAATGACGCTGGCCATCACAAGCGCAACAGAGACTAGCGCGCAAACGATACAAGAGGTCATTGTGAACACTGCATTGCCTGCAGGGTGGCGCGTTTACGTGACACTGGGTACGGCAGTGGCTGCTGGTGTCGCTGTATCTGGCATCGGGGGGGACTACTAGTGCTGCCTTCACTGTGGTCACGTCCTGATGACTGCACGACCATTTTCAGGGCCGCTCCCGGCCAAAATTGGCAGCCATACAACATAAGCCCTGGCGCTTCGGCCCTGAGTATTTTTGCGGTTGGATCTGGCGGTGGAGGCGGTGACGGTTTTTCTCGTACTGCAGACTCAGCTGGCGGTGGAGGAGGAGGTGGTGGTTCAGGTGCCATCACGAGCGCGATTTTCCCGACCATAGTCTTACCTCGAACGCTATTCATAGTCGTTTTGCCGGGCGGTGCGGGTGCTGGCTTTGGGGGAGGTGCTGTATCTGTATGTGCGAAGCCTATCAGTGAAGTGGGGAACTTCTTGTTGTTGGCTAACGGAGGCGGTGGAGGCGGCAGCGGTACAGCAGGTGGGGCAGGCGCTGCCGGGGCTGGTGGCCTGGCAAACGCTGGGGGAGCTGTGGGACTGCGTTCTCTAGGCACGTTTGTCAGCGGTGCGGGTATAAATGGAGGTTCTGGAGGATCAGCTTCAGGAGCTAACGGGACGAATACGCCCGTACAAACCTTGCCCATTACGGGTGGAGCGGGAGGAGCTGGCTGCACCACAACCGACTTTGCGGGCGGTACTGCGCGGTCAACTGGAGAGGTATTGCCGCCAGCTATTGGAGGCGTGAATCCGGGCGAGGCGGGCGAAAGCGGCTTGCAGCTGTTTTATCCTTTCACCGCGCGTGGCGGTGGAGGCGGTGCGTCGAATAACTCAGGCGTAGGTGGTGCTGGAGGGTTCGGCGGATATGGCTGCGGCGGCGGTGGCGGTGGAGCAGGCGTTACAGGTGGCCTTGGTGGTCGAGGCGGTGATGGTTTTTGTATCATCACGGAGCTGTTCTGATGGATGAAGGCTGATGGCAGATAATCTTGGCTACACTGCGGGCTCTGGCTCGACCGTTGCGACGGACGAGATAGCCGGCGTGCATCATCAGCGCGTGAAAATCGGCGTAGGCGCTGACGGCGTTGCGGTTGACGTGTC